AAACGTAAAGACATAAATACTCCATCTATGGAAGAGGAGATTATAGAAGATGACGGAACAGCAGATAGTTGAAATTTGGAGTTTATTCCGAGAACATTGTGATAAGAAACAGCTTACAGTTGCAGCAGAACATTTTGTAGAATTACTTGCAGATTTTGGTACAACAGACGAAGCTTTAAAAAATTCATTAGGAAATTGCAATACACTTGATATTGCAATTTCCTATTATCTTGACATAGACGAGGACAGTGACGAAGATTATTAAAGGAACATATGGGATGGTATAGTGAAGTCTCTAGGGATATAGGAAAAATTCCCGATGCTATATCTGATTTTGAAACTGAGCTATTGGCTGCAAAACAAGAATGCAAAGTTAAAGGAAACGTAGAAAAACTTGCAGCCGAACTACCTGGAATTGTTGAACACAGATTTAATCAATTACAAGAGATAGAAGCTATATTAAATTATCTTAATATCGAACTACGGAAATTACGTAGTAGTTATTTTAAAAAATATCTTGAAAATTACCAACGTGCCTTATCGAGTAGAGACGTTGATAAGTATGTTGACGGCGAAGCAGACGTGGTTGATTTTGAAAAAATAGTAAATGAATTTGCATTATTAAGGAATAAATGGTTAGGAATATTAAAAGGTCTTGATCAAAAACAATGGCAAATAACAAACATTGTTAAGTTACGTGTAGCCGGTATGGAAGATGCTAGTCTGTAAATCCTATGCATGATATTAAATTTCATTGTATATACAAGAAAAATGATAATAGATCTGAAAATCTATTAGCACAGAATATTGAATCTGCAAAAAATTTTAATATCACAGTAATACCATTTGAAGGTGTATACAAAAATATTGATCAACTAATAAAAAAATTTAATTTAAAAATCAATCCTTTAGGACAACATAAAATTAAAACAACTGGTGTATTAGGTTGTTTTTTATCTCACTATTTACTTTGGACAAAATGTTTAAATCAAAAACAGCACATTGGTGTTTTGGAGTATGATGCAAAATTTATAAATCCATTAAAAGAAAAAATAACAGATTACTTCAGTGACTATTTAAATTTAGATTATTGCAGGCATTTATATTTAGATACTGATCAAGATTACGAATCAATAGTTACTGTTGCAAATAAGTCTCCTTTAATAAAAAAATTAGAAGAAACTAATACAGAATCAAAGTTTAAAAAACCTTTCAAATATATTAATAACAACCATATAAAAGGTGCATTTGGGTACATCATTTCTCCTAATGGGGCAGCAAAATTAATTAATGCAACAAATAAATATGGAATTTTACCAGCAGATATTCAACCTAATTTAATGTATTGTGAAATGTTTTACACTGAACCAAGCGTTGTAATGCTTAATCCTAGCTCTTTAATAAATAGAGCAAAACATAGTCATACAACTAATAATCAAATATGAAAGATAAAGTCGAAATAAGAAACAATTACTTATGGCCTTCTAATGATATAGCATGTTGGAAATATTTAAATAAGAGATTAAATACTCCGAAAATGGTAGCAAATCATTGTAAAAATAAAAGGACTATTATACAAGCTGGTGGAAATGCTGGTTTATATGTTAATTCCTATTCAAAAATGTTTGAAACCGTTTATACATTTGAACCAGATTTATTAAATTTTTATTGTCTAGCTCACAACACCAAAAAAAATGTAATAAAATTTCAATGTTGTTTAGGAGATTATTCTCCTACATATGTAAGCTTAGGCAAAAATGAAAGTAATATTAAAAAACCTAATACAGGAGGTTTTTATGTAAAAGGTACAGGAAAAATTCCATGTTTACCGCTTGATTTTTTTAATTTTAATAATGTAGATTGTTTACATTTAGACATAGAAGGATATGAATTGCCTGCATTAAAAGGATCTGTAAAGACTATTACAAAACATTTACCTATTATTGCTCTTGAAATTAACGGTTTAAATGACAATTATGGTTATTCGTCAGATGATATTTTTTTATTTTTAGATAAATTAAATTATAAAAAAATTTCCTACGCCGATGATGATATCATCTTTCAACATACAATTTAACATGGAAAATATTGATTTACAAAAAATAAACGGTTTTTACTTTCCGGCTAACGCTTATATTAAAATGTCTGATAACTGGAATTTAGAACCATCTAAAATTTTAAACCATGTAGAAGAAAAAAACATTTGCATACAAGCTGGAGGAAATGTTGGTTATATAACTTCCGTATATGCAGATGTATTTGAAACCGTTTACACATTTGAACCTATATACGAAAATTTTTTTTGCCTTACAAAAAATCTACACCAAGAAAATGTGATTAAATTACAGGCATGTTTAGGTAATGAAAATAAACTTGTTGATTTAGCTTTGCCAAAACAAAAGAATATAGAACGACCAAACTTTGGAACATTTTGTGTGACAGGAGCTGGATTAATTCCAACCTTAACTATAGATCAATTTAATTTACCAGATTGCAATCTAATACATTTAGATATAGAAGGATACGAATATTATGCAATTTTAGGAGCAATTAATACAATTAAAAAATTCTCGCCAGTTGTTGTTTTAGAAATTAACAGATCTCTAAAAAATTTTAATTTAACAAAAAACGACATATTTACTTTAATGGAAAATATAAACTACCAAGATGTAGATAAAATTAATGAAAATACAGTTTTTAAAAAGATAAGATAATGCATAAACAGATATTTTTTAGCGGGTGCGATTCATCGTATTGGAAAAAATACGGTGTTCCTTTTGTTAAAAGTTTTAAACATTTCAATCAAGATTCTCAAATTTTTATTCAACTTTTTAATCCCGATAAAGACGATTTAAAAGTAATCAAGTCATTACCTTGCAATTTTGATGTTTTTTATTTTGATAAACTATATATAAAGGAACTTACTAGACTACATATAGACCTATATGAAAATAAAGCTGATGCGGATCTAAGATTAAAATTAAAAACAGGAATGAAATTTTCTGAAAAAAATTATAACTATACAGATCTTTATGACAAAATGCAACATTTAATGACTTTCAGTGTGTTTGCTTCTAATAGATTTATAAAATTACAAGAAATATGGAACGGTTCTGTACCAATTGCAGCCTATGATATTGATAGTATTTGCCAACAAGAAATTTCAATACAATCTATGTTGTTCAATTACAACTCAGGATGTTTAAATGTTAAAGGAGATAGATTTGTTGTTAGTCTAGTTGCATTCCAAAAAGAAAAAACTTTTTTAAATGAATGGGCTACAAGTTTACAAAATTGTTTTAAATCTAATTCTGTATACGGATTTATGGATCAAGATACCTTTACCATATTAGCAAGTAAACATAAAGTTAAAAAAATAGATAGATTATATTGTGATCATACAAAAAAAGCAGGCACTTCTAAAGTAGTAACTGGTAAAGGTCATACAAAATGGTCGGATTCTTTTAACAAACAATTATTGTTATGGCAATAAATCTTTTTTAGAATACTGAAAGTTATCGATATCCTCTGCATATAATTTTTCTAAAAATGTAATTGAATGTGTATCAAGTAATTGAATATTTTCAAAATTTTTTTTCATTTTTCGTTGGACATTTTTATTTTTGTGTGGTAAAATAAAATCTTTAAAAATACCAATTTTTGATATTTCACTGTCTAACTTTTCTAATTTTAATATTTTTACTTTTTTGTAATTATTGCCTTGTAGCCAATCACTTTGATTATTTGCTAAACTAAACCAAGTAAAATCCCATTTTTTATTATAGTATTTTTGTAACCAATAATAAAATCCTCTGTCGAGCATATCTGAATATTCTTTGTAAACTAATTCTTTGTCATTTATTACTTTATTTGTTTTTTTTCCAGCATATAAAGCTTTTAATCCAATCCTTAATACTTCTTGTCTAAATAAAAACCAACTACAAGCTCTTTCAAAAGGATTTCTTACTATTGTAAATATTTTTTTAATTTTTTTATCATTTTGAATATAGATTTCAACATCTTTTAAAGTACTATGAAAATTATCATTTTCGGTTCTATCATTTAGTACATGAAAACAAGTATAGTTTTTACTTGCCATAGAAAGGATACTATTACCTGCATTTTTCGGTATGTGTATAAAAATTACAGGATTAATATTTTCTCCTTTTATAATATAAGTCATAGAAATATTTATGTAATAAATACTTTCTAATCAAACAGGAAATATGAAAAAAAATATATTAGTTACTGGCGCAACTGGATATATTGGTAGCCATTTATGTAAACTGCTAAAAGAAAATAATTATAATGTTACAGGTTGGGATATTAATTTCCATACAGAATTTAATAATGTATCTCAATTTTGTGATGAATTTTATAAAACAGATATTACAGATCCTTCTATAACTGGTAGTTACGACACAGTTGTTCACTTAGCCGGAAGAAGCACTGTAGCTGACAGTTTAATAACTCCTTCAGAATATTATAGAGTCAACGTGTTTGGAACTTTGAATGTAATTGAAAATATAAATTTCAATCATATTATTTTTGCTGGTACAAGTAGTGCATGGGCAATGGCTTCGCCGTATGCAATCAGCAAAGTTGCAGCCGAAGATATTATCAGAGAAAAAGCAAAAAATTGGACTATTTTTAGATTTTTTAATGTATCAGGTACCGATGGTATACACAAACAATTAGGAAAACCAACTCATTTAATTAGAGTAGCTGCAATGGTTGCTGCTGGTAAATTGAATGAATTAACAATTTACGGCACAGACTATGAAACTAGAGACGGTACATGTATCAGAGATTATGTCCATGTGTCTGATGTTTGTAACACTATATTATCAAGCATTAAGTCGGGCCCATTAAACACTAAATATGAATGTATTGGTAGCAAAAAAGGATTCACTGTATTAGAAGTTATAGAAACTATGAAAAAAGTTACAGGAATAGATTTTAAAATTATTTACGGTAATAGAAGAGATGGCGATTCAATTGTAAATGAAGTAGACAAATTAAGTACACATGTAAAGTTGACTAAAACAATTGAAGATATGTGTTTAGATCAATATTTGTTAGAAAAAAGCTAAAGGATAAATTTGTATAAAATTTTTATTGGATATGATAGCAGAGAAGATATTGCATACCAAGTTTGCAAACAAAGCTTAATTGATACCTGCAGTAAACCGCATGAACTAGATATAGTTCCAATTAAATTACAAGATGTTAAAGAGCAAGGAATTTATACTAGAGAAGATGATATTTTAGGTTCAACTGAATTTACTTTTTCAAGATTTTTAGTTCCATATCTTGCCGATTATAACGGATGGGCACTGTTTATAGATTGCGATTTTTTATTTTTAAGAGATGTTATAGAATTATTTAACTGTACACATAATGCAAGTAAATATGCATTGATGTGTGCAAAACACACTTATACTCCAAAAAATAAAACAAAAATGGATGGAAAGAAACAATTTAATTATCCAAGGAAAAATTGGAGTAGTTGTATTTTATGGAATTGTAATCATCCATCTAACAAAGGCATAACTCCAGAATTAATTAATAATCGTAGTATAACAGGAGAATATTTACACAGGTTTAGTTGGTTACCTGATAGTGAAATAGGAACAATATCACATGAATGGAATTGGCTTGTAAACTGGTATCAGGAACCAGTTGATGGAACTCCAAGTGCATTACACTACACAGAAGGAGGTCCCTGGTTCAAAGATTATCAACGATGTGAATATGCGGTAGACTGGTATATTGCCGAACGGAATTATTTAAAAAAGTTAAACAAACAAAAAACCCCGAAAATAAGTAAATTTGACAGTTTAAATTCTTCTAAAACTGACACATTAAATGCAATTTTAGAATATTGGGCAGATCCTAATAATTACTATTTTTCTGAAACTTTTGAAAGTATTACAGATAGGATAAAAAAAGAAATGGGAAATAAAGTTGTAGCAATAGATAGCGAAGGTGGAATAGATTACGCAAACAAAGGGTTAAAGTATGACAATGTTTTATTTAGTTTTGTTTTAGGAGCACAAGGTATAATTAGTAATTGGAATAACGAAGCTGAAACTGATGTACCTTTGGTTATAAGAGGTCTAGGTGGTAGTAGTAGAAAAGCTATACAACAGTGTTGGAACAATAACAGAACATTTTATGCCGTTGATACAGGATATTTTGGTAATTATAAAAACAAGTACATACATCGAGTTACAAAGAATGCGCTACAACATATCGGACCTATCATAGAGAGAGATATTAGTAGAGCGAAATCTTTTGGATATAAATTTAAAAAATTCACAAAAGGTTCTAAAATTTTAATATGTCCACCTAGTTTAAAAGTAATGGAAACTTTTAAACAACCAAATCCTGAAATATGGGTGACTCAAATAATAAATGAATTAAAAAAATATACAGCTCGCCCTATAGAAATTAGACTAAAACCATATCGATCTGAAAGAATAACAACTAAAACAATACAAGCGGCTTTAAACGATGATGTACATTGTTTAATTACATATAATAGCATTGCAGCAATAGAAGCATTAATGGAAGGGAAACCTGCGATAGTCCTTGGGCCAAACGCAGCTTCCTGTATTGCTGAAACTGAATTAAAAAACGTAGAAAATCCAAAGTTTCCTGATAAAGATACAATGGATGCATTTATGTCTCATCTAGCCTACTTCCAATTTACTATACCCGAAATGACATCAGGATTTGCTTGGAAAACAATTAATGAAAGTAGTGAGTTACCTCTCTGGAATCCCAGTAAAAAATAACAAATACGAAAAACGTGCTTTGCTTGAACTGTTTATAGAAGGAGTAAACAAGAAAGGAGATATAGGCATTATAAATAATTCTAATTCTTTAATTCACTGCGATGTAGCAGTTTTACAAGGATATGTTCACGCCCAAAGTAAAAATTTACCGCATCTACAATTACGTAAAAATGTAATTAATATGCAATCTCTTAATAATAAAAAAACACTTATTGCTGATAGCAATCTTTTTTTATATTTAAATAAAGAAAATACTCCACATCATTATTTAAGATATAGTTTTAATGGTGTTTTCCGTAGTTCTGGTTTTTACTTTGATAAAGACATTGATTATAATAGATTTGATAAAATTAAATCTGATTTAAACATTAATGTTAAAGATTACAGGAAAACAGGAAATTATATTTTATATTGTTTACAAAGGAATAATGGATGGAGCATGCACGGAGTAGATGTTCTTACTTTGTTAGAAGAAAATATTAAAAAAATACAGCAATACACCGATCGACAAATTATTGTTAGGGGTCATCCAGGGGATAAAAAAACTATACAACTTTTAAATTATAAAAAACATAATGTTTCGATTAGTACAAATGAAAATTTAATAGATGATTTAAAAAATGCCTGGGCTGCTGTTACATATAACAGCAGTCCTGGCGTAGCAAGTTTAATCGAAGGAGTTCCTGTATTCCAAGTAGATCCGTGCTTAGATAACAGCATGTATGGCGATCTTGCAAACACCGATTTCAAAAATTTAGAAAATCCAAAATTATTTGATAGGAAAAAATGGCTTGCAAGGATTAGTATGTGTCATTGGAAATTTGACGAATTAAAGAGTGGTGCAGCATGGGAATTTATGCGACAATATGTTTAATTTTTCCAGTATGTCTCATTCCTGTTAACCATTAGATCAGAAGTTTTGCTTTTACCTAATCTTTTCCTGTCGCCTTTCATATGATCTAACCATTTACCAAGATCGCTGTTTATTAATGGATGACCTCCACCTCCGGTTTTTGCTTCTTTTAGATACATTTCAGCACTATAATCATAAACGTTAGGATAATTCTTTCTAAAATTATTTAAGATTGTACCGAACACAAAACTATCATGCCATTCTTCTAACAAAAATATTCCATTATCTGCATCTTCGTACATACGTTCAAATTCTGCAAGGAACTCTAAACAAGCAGGATGATTTAAATTCATACCATAAAAGCCACATTCTGGCCAAGTTTGCGATCCTTTTCCTCTACCAACAAATGTTAACCAGCTATCATTAGGAAGTTGATTTATGAATGCTTCATAAGACCAAGCACTATGTACAACACTGTCAGCATCTATCCATACGCACCAATCGTTTACTCTAGTACAAGCATCAAATACAGCATATACCTTATTAGCAAATCTAACCGCATGCCATTTAAATTCTTTATTAAAATCTCTAGGTCTGCGTGTTGGAAAAGGACATTTCCCATTTGCTTTAGGTACATTTTTCCATTTTTCTTTAAATTCCATTAGTTTTGGTAAATTGTTTCTTTGATCTAAAATAATAATTTGATTTGAATCTGGATTATTAGGGTAACAGTCTTCAGCATAAACTAACAATTTTATCTTTTTATCTACGTGCTTTGCAAAAGAATTAATAAATTTTTGGCCATACTGTAACATTCCTTCGTTATGAAAAGTTGTTATTGCAGTAATATTTGTCATAATAGAAAAACCTCTTAAATATATTATCAAAGGTATTTAATAATGATATTTGGATTATGGACAGCAAATGGTGCTTTAAATAGTAAGCCAGTATTTGAAGCTTTACAAATTGGATTAAATAATCTAGGTCATACTGTGAAACTCAATCAAACCGGTGACATAGATGTAATTTGGAGTGTTCTATGGCGAGGTAGAATGCAAAATAATAAATCGATTTATGAAACCGCTAAGAAACTCGATAAGCCAGTTCTTGTGCTAGAAGTTGGCGGACTATACCGAGGAAAGACGTGGAGGGTTGGATTAAATGGTATCAATAGGAATGGTTATTTTGGATCACAAGGCAATGATAGCAAAAGGGCTGATAAATTAAATTTATCACTACATCCATGGAATTCAAAAGGCGATTCAATATTGATAGCGTGTCAGCATAAGTTAAGTGGTCAATGGGCAGGAAATGATTTTGATACCTGGTTAGTCGATACTGTACGCTCTATCAAAAAACATACAGATAGACAAATTATAATCAGATCGCATCCAAGATATCCTGTATCAAGACAGTTATTTGCTAACGATAAACAAATTACCACACAAATTCCAAAAAAAATACCAGGAACTTATGATGACTATGATTTTAAATTGGAAAATATTTTTGCAGTTTTTAATTATTCTAGTAACCCTGGTATAAATGCAGCAATTCAAGGGATACCAGTTTTTGTTAGTCCGTCAAGTCTTGCATGGGATGTGAGTAATAAAAAAATAGAAAATTTAAATAAAATAGAATTTCCTGACAGGCAACAATGGTTAAACGATCTAGCTTATACAGAATGGAATTTAGACGAAATAGCAACTGGGTTTCCAATTTTAAGATTGACAGATAATTTCTAAATTGTTATACTATAATATCAAAAGGAGTCTTATGGATATTGAAGATTATTTAGAATTGCTAGCAGGGTTTCAACTTAACGAAAAAATGCCAAAATATGAATTTTATTTAGAAACAAGAGACGTTAAGCTTATCACAAGTCTTGCAAAACAAGTCCGTGGCAATACAGGATTAACAGATCGACAACATGAGCTAGCTAAAAAAAAGTTACTCGAATATCAAGACCAATTTGAAAAAAATGATTTTTTTGATTTAGATAAAGATCTAGAAAATTTAAGGATTGAACTTAGGAATATAAACCGAGCTAAAACTGTTAAAATAGTTTTAAAAGATTATTTTGATTTATTTTCAGTTCGTGATAAATTGATGATTGCGGTAAGATTTCCCTATAGTAATAAAATGATTAAGTATATAAATTTTATTAAAGATATGCAAGAACGTAGGGAATATGATTCAAAATCTAAAACTCATTTCATTGAATTTACAGAAAAAAATGTATTAAAATTAGTTGATAAATTAAAAGATGCTAACTTTGATATACAAGAAGAAATTATACAATATTATGATCAAATAAAAGAATTTGAAACTACTCGACAAAAATTTGAACCAGGCATTTATAATTTTAAATTAAAAAACGTTCATACAAGATGTATTGATTATATGCACAATTATTTTGGAGAACCTTGCTTAGAAAATCTTGCATTACTTTATGATCGTAGAAATGAGTTTGGTCTTAGTCATTTTGACCAAGTGAATCTCCAAGATTCACTATTGA